CTACCCTCACGGGTTCAAAGCGGTGCGGTCTACTATTCAGCCTATTGCGAGGGTGCTACCCAAGCGCTGTCGCCTTTTCCAAGCGAGCTCCTACCATCCGTAGACGGGTCGGCAGCAGCCTACGACCTAGGCTCGACTCTGTACACGAGAGCAAGGAAATCAAGCACGCAGAAGGGCCTGAAGGATTGGCCTCAGGTCTCTTACAATACGTCCTTCACTGCTATCCATCCATAGAGGCAGGAGGGCATTTCGTGCTTCCCTCACTCAAAGCTGAGTCGGAGCTCCTTCCGACATCAAACCTCTTTTCCTATGTCTTCCCCTATCCACCTCGCGCAATCCAATCGACGGATGACATCATCGTCACCAGACCCTCCAGGTAATCCTTCAGTTACCTGCCTTTGCCGCGAGATCCGCACCCCACCTCCTAAAGGCTTCCCAGCCTTTACTGACCTCCAGCGACTCGTAATCCGTCGCTATAAACCACACCTTGTCCTTCTTTCCTTTTCTTTTGTCGGGTAAGCGAGGCGTGAGACGCGCCCCAGGCCAGGAGGAAGCCTTAAACGATTCGAAGGATAGCGGCCGAGTCCGTATGGGTACCAGGAAAGGTTTTTCAGGAGATCTTGGGTTAATATAAGATGCCCTTCCCTGATTAAAAATCACCATACGCACCGCTTCCTTCTCATCTTCTTCCGGCTCCTGACGTGTCGGCTCAAGCCGCACATCGCTTACATCAACCTCTTCTCTTTCCACCCGATACGCATCCCCTCCACGTCGAACTTTGTCCATCAATGCAACATATCGCGCGTAAACCGATCGATTGTGCATAGATAGGCCAAGATCTCCCGGAAGGACCGCCCTATCCTTCCCAATTCTCGAACGGACAAATGCAGTCTCCCAACTAGGACCGGCCTTACGGCAGGCCTGGGCCAGATGCATAAGTCCCTTCAGTGACTCTCCGTCCCAACCACCTCTCCTTAAATGTTTGACCTCCTCCCATTTCCCTCTCCTCCTAATAAAAGCCGTAGAATTGATCTCCGCTACGGACCGACTAACTAAGGTCTTGCGACGATTTATTTCAAAGCCTTCAGGATAGTTCCTAAGAACCTCCGAGGACATGCTCGAAATTAAACAATCATCGCCATTCACGAGTTGGTTGGCCTGCGGTTCATCGCGCGTTGCCCAACGGGCAGCACAATACGACTGGAGGCAGAGCAAGGGAAATGAGAGGTAGTTTCCCATCATCTGACCGTGCGTCACTTCACCACTTTTCCTTTGTCCCTTCTTCCCAACTTGCAACAAAGGTCGCAAAGACTGAGTCGCAAGCTCTTTTATCCTCCCGGGCACTTTGGTAGCTTTAGCCAGTAGTGCCCCCAAAATCACCTCCGCCGCATCCAATTTAAGCCCATCAGTTGCGCCTACAAGGTCAACCGAGGTCTGAAATTCATGGGTGCATACCTTCTCAACCCTACGAGCGCTAGGACTCCCTCTTAGCAACCACTTTTTCTTTGTCAAATTTTCGTAGATGCTTTTATGGAGAGGAGCGAGATACTCGTATTGATGATCAGGTATCCCCAACTTCCGGACCTTACCGGTTGAAGGGACGGCTGATAGTCGAATGCGAAGGGGGGTT